ACTGACTACTCGTATGTACACATACAGGACATGCGGGCCATTACCTTCACGCACACTGAGGACTACGCTAGGTTCTATACCGCTTGGCAGCATATAATATGCGTGGATAATGAGGGTTGAAAAAATCTCTTTTGGCGCTACGCCGCTTCGCGGCTACGACTCGGGTGCCGCTAGGGTGGGGTTCGTTAGCTTGGGTTAGTTTAAGTCAAGGTGAAAAAAGCCCCTGGTTTAAGAGGGGCTTTCTTTTGGGTAACGAGCCCTTAGGCCTGTGCTTCTCCCCAACGTAGAATCACGTTACTTGGCACAGGAGTTCCTGAAACCTTGTACACGTTGATGGCTAATACGTCAGGACCATTTGGGAATGTACCACGTCCACCAATTGCAGTGGCAGTAAGTTCTTTCAATTCACTTAGATCCAATAGTTCAGTATTGCCGGGATTGGCAATGAAAGAGAATACCTGCTCACCTGGTAGTGCGTAGCTAGCACCGAACTGGAATGTGATAGTATCACCGCCGTTGAATGATCCACTAGATGTCTGCGTGAACGTAACACGATATACAGTGGTTGCACCAAATGTACGTGTGCTAGTTGCTGCCACTGAAGTTCCAGCTGGGAACTGTGAAACAATGGTAGCAACCCTAGTACTCACTGTGGCTCCTGATGCTACCCATGAGGCTGCTGTGAAGAACACAAAGTTTGTGCTGGTATAGGTGGCTGCTGTACCAGCTGCTCTCACTGTGACAGTTACATCATTGCCCGCGCCAGCTGTACTGTTAGCGTTGGCTAAACTGCTCATAACAATACGAGTATGCAGTGTTCCGCCAATATTCACATAGCTATTTGTTATTGAACTGATAGTCTGGCTGCCAGTGATAAAAGAAGCAGCACTTAATATATCTGATACTTGAATACCAGATCCTGCAAACTGTGCGTCTGTAATTAAGAAATCACTACGTGCAGTGGTAAATGCTCTATTGTAAGTGTTGGTTGCGCTACTAGCACTGGTTACCGCAACGTTGTTACCTGAGCCAGCTGTACTGGACGCTGACCCTGCACCGGTCATAACGACTCGAGCATAGGTTACACTGTTGATAACTGCATAACTGGCTGTGAACGTACTGATACTTTGTCCACCAGTGATAAAGGTAGTGGCACTTAGTACGTCAGCTAGAGCAATGGTTGACACCTGCGCATTTGGTATTAAGAAGTCTGTACGAGCATTACTGATAGCTGAGTTATAGGTTGCTGCTAAACTGCTGGTTATCCTTACTACCACGTTGAATTCACCGTTGACAGTGGCAGTACCTGAAGTTCTTTGCGGGAACGCATTCATTATGATTCGCGCATAAGTCTGCCCAGCTAATGAAATATAATTCTGCGTTACTGTGTTAATAGTAGTTGAATTAATAAACGTAGCCACTGTATAGGTTAATCCAGTTGGTAGGCCTCCTGACGTTGTAATAGCAGCGCCACCAGTAGTAGTCAATGTGGCTGTTGTTGAACCGTTGGTTGCTGCAATTCTATAGGTTGTGCCGCTGATATAACCAGTAATGCTCGGTGCAAGCACAGTAACGCTACCGCCTGCTGATGTCCAAGCGCCAGTGCTTGTATTTACTGTGGCACCAGCTGTGGTAGTTATAGTAAAGGTTGTTGAACCGTTGGTTGCACTGATCAAGTAGGTAGTTGGGTTAGAGTAACCTGAAATATTACCAATACCTGTTTGGTTACCACTGAACGTTATACGCTGCCCCACACGAAGAGTTTGACCAGCGAAGTTACAGCTAAACTGACCCGTCGTGCCTGTAATTGTAAGGTTTGCCAGAGTAAAATTACTGTTGCTAATTGAACCAGTTATGGTAATTGTCTGTCCTACATACAAGGTGTTGGCGTATGCAGTAAACGATATCTGACCTTCTAGTCCATTGATAGTAAGACCGGACAAGGTACCGCCATTACCCTGTACAGTCAGTGTATCACCAGCTACTACAGCGGTAGAACCATTTAATGTAGCAAGATCACTTTGTAGAACTAAGAAGTCTTGTCTTGAGGTACTCAATGCGTTTATGTATGTACCACTAGTAGCAGGAGCAAAGGATCTTGCTATGATATTCTGTGTAACTGCACTAAACGAAGTAGCAGTCAACGAAGCAGTAGCCAAGTTGAAACTCTTAGCAGTTAGTGTAGTAGTGAAGGCACCTTGTACAGAAGCAGTACTTGTACTGGCATTTCCACTCCATGTTACAGAACCACCTGACGCAATCTGTGCAAAACTTGGCTGTCCACCAGCAGCTGATGCTGACAATCCAGTCCAGGTAATCTTAGTTGGATCTGTTGGATAGTTAGCTGGGTTCAATACACCTTCAACAACGATAGCACCGTTGTTATTAGGAGTTACACCTGCCCACGTTAGGTTAACACCATATGTTCCGCTAGCACCTGTACCTGATGCAAACTCTGGTGCAGTTGAACTAAATGTTCCTGAGCTAGTAGCTTGGTACCAGTTCTTAACACCTAATGCGGTTGTACGTGTGTAATATTGTCCACTGGTAGCAGTACCGCCACTAGACCAAGTATTACCAACAAACGGATCATCAGAGTCTACAGGGTCAGTAGTCACTGAAATACCAGATAATAGCAACTGCGCTCTGTTTAGCAATTCTTTTTCACCTAAGTCGCCAACTTGTGCGTTACTAACGCTAGGTGCTAGACGAATTAAGAAAGCTGTATTTTTATCAACGCTGGCACTGATAGCAGTAGATGCATAGTTAAAGATGTATCCACGATCGCTGTCAAACTGACCGTCAATCATAAACGCTGAACCCCAGTGACTAATGTTTGGAGTAATAGTATTACTGACTAGAATAACACCTGCTAGGGCATTGTGTGTAGTAGCAGGTCCACCTGAGAAACTACGTTGGCTACCAGCTGTAAATTGTGTTAGCACTGTACCACGTGTGCAACCAGTTAAGGTTGTTCCAGTATTGCCTGTAAATCGAATTAGTTCTGCATCGATAATTACTGTACCGCTGTTAGGGAACCAATAGGCGTTCTCTAGTGGGATAGTAGTCTGTGTAGCGTTCATTGCTGATACTAGCTTATCCTTGGCACCTTCGTTGATAACTTCGTAACGAACTGGCTGGTTACCAGTACGCATATAGGCTTCAGTGTTAACGTTTGAGTTACGGAAACGATGTGCAAAAGTATAGTTACCTTCAGGACCACGTAGCATAAAGTCAATAAAACCCGCACCGTACCATGTGTGTTGTAAGCCAATCATCTGCATCTTAGTAACGTCAATGTTGTAGCCGCTAGGACCAGCACCATTTAATGTATCTAAGTTCCAATCGCTTTGTGGAATTTGAATGTCAATGGTCTTAACAATTTTAGCCTCAGTAACGTTAGAAACACCACGGAAGTCAGGTGTTACAAACATCTGTGTATCATTTGTAACTTGACTTACAATGTGAGTCATACCACGAATAACAACTCGATCTCCAGCAGCCAATTGACTGGTAAATCTAGTATTAGTACCTGTTACTAGGTTACTGTTAGCGGCAATGGCAATAGTACCTGCGATCACTGATGTACTAGAACGACGTACCACCGCCATACGCTGACCGTCATACTGCCAGAACATGCCGTTTTGATCATCAAAAATACCTGCGCGAATTGTTGCGCCATGCCAGTTGCGAATACTCATTAGGCACGGGCTTCCTAATAAGGCAGTTGTGGCAGCTAGTGTTTTATTTGCAATAATTGATAACTGTCGTTCGTTAGTTATATCAGCAACAGTGTATGTGCCGTCATACCCACTAGTCAACGATCCGCTGATTTGAATAATACCACCAACTTGACATCCGTGATCAGTATCATCTGTAACCAGAGTGATAACGCTTCCTACTGCTGTACCAGTAGCAGTTAACGAACGAATATCATATGATGGTGCAAATAGCGCACCTGTGTTATACATAACACCTTTACCAGACTGGTAACGAATGTATTTCTTACTCATACGAATCGCAGTAGCACCGTGACTCGGGCTGGCTGTACCTAACTGTACACCACCGTCGAACGGTCTGTGTACAAAGAAGCTATCTGGACGACCGTAGATAACACCAACTAAGGTATTGTCAATTGTACCAGCTGCTCTTGCAGTATATCTAATAGTATTTGCATCTGGAACTTGTTCTACGAAGAACGGTCCTGCTGCATTTTGTGCTCCAGTTCCTGATGAGCTAATAGCAACAGTAATAGTGTCACCTGGAATAAATCCGTGAGCACTTGCAAAGTTAACTTGAATTACAGAAATCGCACTGTAGGTAATACCTGTACTTCCACTGGCAATTTCAGCAGTAGTAGGTTCACTGATTGTAAACGCACTAACAAAAGTTTTAGCAGGAGAACTAATTGGAGTACCTGCTACACTAACACTTTGTATAACTCCGCCTGCACTTACTGTTGCTACTTCAATAGTTGCCGATGTTGACACTGTTAATACATCAAATGTAGCGTCATAGGTTGTAACGGCTAGTACTTCAACTGAAGCATCATTGTTTCCGCCTGGAATATCCAATGTATCACCAACTACAAAGTTAGTTCCGCCACTAGCTATGATAATACTTGTGATTTGACCTTGTTCTATACTAGCTACTGTGAAGGTTGCATCATTGTTTCCGCCTGGAACAATAAATGTATTTCCAATAGTATAACCTTCTCCACCTTGGGTAACAGCAACCGATTGTATACCAGATGCGCCGTCAAAAATTGCATCAATTGTCAAACCAGTACCACTACCGCCTGAAGGTGTAAGACCAAATAGATCAACAGTGTACCCTGTACCAGCAACTATACTTCCAACACCAGTAATTTTACCAATAGTATTAGCAAAGATGCTTACAGTTGCGCCTGTGCCTGAGCCCGTAGTAATAGGGACGGCAGTAGCAGCAGTATATCCTGTTCCTGTGAATAAGAAATCTATAGAGGTAAGGGCACCTCTAGCAGCAGCAGTTACAATAGTAACTTCGTCTGAAGGTGCATAGCCTGTTCCTTTATTAACAACAGTTATAGTAGCAATGCCGCCGAGGCCGTCGTCAACTACATTAACAGTAAGTCCAGTACCACTACCACTTGTAGTAGTTGATAGTCCGTTAGCCGTTGAGTATCCTGTACCCGCAGCAGTTTGATTAAATGTTAATACTGATCCCAGTGGCTGAGTAATAGTAATAAGATTACCTACAGTATATCCTGCACCAGAATTGTTAATTGATACAGCAGTAACAACTCCGCTAGTTTGAGTAACGTTAACTGTAAGACCTGTTCCAGAGCCGCCACTGGTACTTACTCCAGTGCCTGTAGAATAGCCAGCGCCGCCAATCAATGTGCTGTTGTTAAATGATGCTACTGAATTAATAGCACTGGCTGTCTCTACTGTAACAACTGCATCATTAGTTGCAGTTGTTCCGCCTAACTGTGTGCCTAGAATTGTAAGAGTATCATTAGCAACGTATCCTTCGCCGCTGTTATTAACAGTAACTGAATACAATACGCCACTTCTAGATATACTAACAATTGCACCTGTACCTGTACCGCTTGTAGTGTCCGGTGTTAGTGAAAGATAATTGTCAGTTGCTCCAATAATTTCAGCAGTTAACGCAGATCCTAAAGTTACAGTATTGCCAGTTACATCAGTAACTAGTGCTGAAAATCCATCTCCCCTATCAATAAGTAGACCTGGACTAATTCCAGTAGTTGAAGTAACAAGAAGACTGGTTGCACCAACTGGCGCAGTTGAAACTAGTGTAGTTGTTGCAATAATACCACCACCGCCAGTTACCGCAGTAACCTGTGCACCTGGGCTTATGCCTGTGCCTGCTAACGGTGATCCGACTGGGGGAGGTGATCCAGTAAAGCCAATTACGTCTCTACCCGATGCAGTAATCAACGAAGTTGTAATAGTACCACTGCTACCTGCAGAGAAAACAGTAAATGCTGGATTGCCAATTGCTGATCCTGTATAGAATCCGCCTCGGCGTAACTGTGTATATGTACTGGCCAACACTTGACCGTTACTTGTACCTACTTTAGATTTGGCAAAGTAGACAAATTGTGTTAGGCTGGGAGCAGAAGATACTAAGAAACTTCCTTCAGCACGGCTAAATCCGCTAATTGAGTTAGCCAACGCCTTAATTGTAATTGGATCACCGGCTACAAGTCCATGGGCATTTTGTGTAGTAACTGTGATAGAACTTGCACCAGCATTACCAGTGCCAATAGATGCATCTGTAACTACGTTAGTTACTGCAATGTCTGATCCAGGTATTTCATAGATACTTGGATAGTTTCTCATCATGGCAATTGCCTGCCACTTAGTTGGCTGTAGTCCGTACTCAAAGTCAGCGTCAAGCATGGACTGTGGAATACCAACTTTCATACGTTCCATTGCATCTGTAGCAATTGGATTTAATCTAACAGCTTGTTCTTTTGATTCAACAAAAATTTGAATGCTGTCAGTAATCATCATGTTACTGGTATCTACATCAAATACCAATGTGGTAACATCGCTGAACCCGTACAATGCTGCTGGAAAGTCATTATCGTAGTCAGTAGTGTAGGTTGCATCTGCACCAGAGTTAGTGTCTGCAAAATTATACATGATAATATTGCGACTTGAGTTAGTAATTAACAAGAAGTCTTTTAATTTATAGAATCCTGGTATTTTCAAGTAGCCACGATTAGATACCTTAGTTGGTAGTAACAATACTCCTTCTGCAATAACATCTAAGATAGTATTTGAAAGTTCTTTAATTCGCGTGTTTGCAAAAGTTTCAGCTACAACTGAATTGTTAATGTACTGGCTGACTAGTATTTGTTTTGGAGTAAACGCAATGTTAGTCCAAATATAGTTTTCAATTAGATCTCTAATAAACGTGTGCGCAAAGATTTCGGGTTGTCTATCACCGTCAACTTGAGCAACACCTTTGTCCCAGTATCTACTAGCATTAAAGTATGTTTCTCTATTGCCGCCAAAGCTAAGATCACCAATATATCCTTCAAGGATATACGCTACGTCTCGTCTACATTTTTCTGCATTGTATGTATAGAATACATACGGAGCAATGTTATTATCTACATTGTATTGAATATATGCAATAGTTTCTTCTTGAATGAATCTCTTATTGGCATTTAACAATGCGACTGCGTTAAACATCAAACTTCCGCCCTGTGAGCTAGGAGCCACTGGCGCAGGTAATGCGCTTAATCCTTGATCAATAGTGTCGATGATAATATCTGATAACACAGTAACTTGTCCAATTGCTCCAGTTTCACTAGTCAATGACAAGTCAACAGTTTGATATACATCATATTGGTATGATGCATGGTACTTGTTTAATAAAATATATTCGTTGATTAGATCTCTCGAAAATGTATGAGCTAAAATTTCAGGTTGCCTATCTCCGTCAATTTGAGGTAATCCAGTAATCCAATATCTTGATCCAACATAATGTGTTAAAGAATTGCCACCGTACGTTAAATCGTATATCCAACTGTCAACAATATAAGTAGAATCTCTTTGGCATTTTGCAGCATTATAGGTATATCCAACAAATTGTGCATTATAATTATAACTAATTGCAGGAAGACTAATTAGTCCGTCTCTAATTAAATTGATAACAATATCGTTAAGATCTGCAAGTTTAGTAATAGCACTAGCTTCTCCATCTGAAGCTAGTAATACTTGAGCAGCAATAACTGGACTTTGATCTGTTGTATAGGGTGTGTTTGTTAACACAAAATTAGTAATTAAGTTCTTAACAAATGTGTGTACAGCTTCTTCTTGGACTGCATTTAATAACTGTGCTTCGCCGTTAAGGTAGAACATACGGGCAATACGAATTGTTTCAGCATTACCACCACCGACCAAGTCTACAATAAATGCATCAACTAGATAACCTATATCTCTCTTGCATTTAGCTTGTTTTACTAAATCGTAAGTATAGCTACCCGACACTGTGGTAGTTTGTATTGTAATACTGTTTGTTAAAATAGCCTGACTAGCTGCAATTTGTGCAGGACTTGCCCATGCAATACTAGGAGTTTCTTTTACGTACAATGCAAGAGCTGCGGCAGCTTGGGCTTGTGTGTCAGCAGTAACTACGTCAATTGTTATTTGAATTAAATCTGCAACAAGGTTTGCTGTAATTTCGTTGGCGGTATTTCCAGAAATATCTTGATCTAATAGGTTAGGAGTTGCGCCAGTTGTTGTTTTTGTTATAGGCACGCCAGCAACAATGTCATCAATAATACTTTTAAATCTAAAATATGCACTAAGAGTTTGTATTTTGTGTACAGGAGCAATTCCAGGTGCACCTGCGGCACTTGCATAGAAGAAAAACTTTGCTTGATCGTAACTTGCACTGTTGCCACCGTACAAAATGTCATAGCAGGCTGCATCTACAGCATATCCAATATCCCTAGTACATTTAGCAACGTCGTGATCATAAGCAGGAAACTCAGAAGCAACCCATGCATTGACTTCGGCTTGGATAAATGCCTTGTTTATAATTAGCTGATCTTTTGCAGCAATACGAAACACACTTGCTGATGTGGGATTTGTAAATGTTAGCGGAACGACACCACCGTTGGCTACAGTACCAATAGTAGCATATGCTGTAGTAACTGCTGCTGATATAGTTGGGTTAGATGCAATTGCTGATAATTCTTTTACCTGATTTCTTGATACGTTAATTACATTAAGAACATCTTGTGTAAAATTTAAACTGTTTGATTCAGCTTTTCCTAAAAATATAGAATTATAATTTGTACCTAAAGGTATATCGTACGCAATGCCTGTAAGGATATATCCTAAATCTCTTTCACATTTTTCAGCATCATATACAAACGGCGTTAGCGCATCAGCGATTTGATCTAATGTCCAGGCATTTGCTTCCTCTTTAATGAATTCTTTATTTGCAGTTAATAATGCTATAGCATCTGGTAAAGGGGTAGGTGCTACTAGGGGTGTACCGGAAGCATATTCAAGGAATCCCATAATTTCTTGAACTACATATGTTTTATTTGCTTCTATTAGTGCTACGGCATCTGGATATTGATCAAACGCTGGAGGAATAACTCCTGGAAAGAACTTATAGTTTGATATCTGCTTTTTTGCCATTTAAAATTTTCCTTGTTTTAACTCATTGCTATTGCCATAGCAATAGATCTTACATCAACATATTGTTTGTTAGTTGCATGACTAGTTTGTGTCGGCAGTTGACTAATTATGACATTAGAGCTAGTTGTAATATTTCCTACTGCATTGATAGTTGTATTTACTGAAACGGCTCCGCCAACATTAATATCTTTGACAACTCCTACTCCTCCCGACACTACTACTGCGCCAGTAGTTGAGGTTGTACTATTTGTTGTCCTTTCAAACGTTACATTATTAGATGCAGTTAATGTTGTGAACTCTCCAGTACTTGCAGTTTGTGCGCCTATTGGAGTTCCGTTGATTGCGCCGCCGGTGATAGTTACATTTGTACTAGTAACATTACCTGTAAGATCTCCTGTAACATCTCCGCTAATAGTATCAGTCACAGTTAGATTAGTTATAGATACAGTATCACTTTCTTCGTCATAAGTAAAGGTCGAAACACCGCCAAAGTTTCCGTTATTGTTATACTGAATATTTGTATCAGCGCCGCCTGGCGGATTCGATACCCCTTCGCCGCCACCACCGGTAACTGTAGTCCAAGATAATCCGCCAAGACCGTTGGTTGTTAATAATTGACCTGCTGTTCCTGCTGTTGACGGTAGTGTAAATGTTAGATCGTTTGCTACGCTTGTTGCAGCTCTTAGTCCAATAAAGTTTGTATTATCTGTATCGTATAATTTTAAAATATTCCTAGAGCTAACATTTACACCGTTGGCAAATAATTCGCCGCCGATGCCTGCGCCACCACCGACTCTTAGCGCACCTGTTGCAGTACTTGTTGATGCTGTTGTATTATTAAGTATTAGCGCACCAGAAATTGTTCCGCCGTTAAATGTTCCCGATAGTGCAATAGGAACCCAGTTTGTACCATCGTATCCTAATACGTTTCCGCTTACTGCTGCTGTATCACTAACATCGTCTAACTCGCTCAGTGAGTGATTTGAAATGTCAGATACTTGCCCTGTAAAATCACCACGGAATTCCTCAGCTATTATTATTCTGTTACCAAAATCTACTTCTGATCCACCAGTTGTTTCAAGATTTGATAAGTCAGCCTTAAGCAACTGCATGCCAGCTTGGTTTTGCCCATCAAAGATTCGAAGAGATAGTGTGGTTTTATCTAGAAAAATTTCACCAGACGAACCAGTTAATCGATCTAATTCCGATGCTGGCTTAGGTGTTAACCTTATTGATCTTACAGGTGTTGTCATATATACTCACTCGCTATTATGTATTTAGTTTAACCGTGAGTCTATATTATTGGGCAATTGCTGCCCAATTCACTTACAAATATTGGTAGTTAATGCTAGTTTCGTTGTCTGCTAGAACCTGTGCGCCGTTACCTAGATGAAATTTTCTAGCCATCTCAGTCTTAGGACTTAGTGTTACATAACTCATAACTTCAGGGCGAGATTGTGCTATGTGTATGCGAGCTTCTCGAATTAATCTACGACCTGCACCCGGAGCATAACTCCATATAGTATAAAAGGCTGCTACTGTATTGCCAGTTTTACCTAGCTCTGTTTCACTAATAGGAACTTGTCCTAGATACGCAACACATACCACTGCTGCTGGTTTTTCATCTTCTATTAAAACTAGTATTTCAGCATGATCGTGTACACGGGCTGCTGTTGGGATTGAAGGGCGTACAGGGTCGTCCTTCACAAGATCGATCAGTGGATCGTTGAGATTTGTTATAATTTTTAACATGATTCGCTACCAAGAAGTTTATACTACTACTTATCATTTACTTGATTAAAATATGATTACAATTCGTCCTCAGTGCCTAAATTGTTAATCAATTGTCTCAACTTGCTACTTTCTACTTGAGCGGGCGTTTTCTTAATAGAGATTCCCGCTAGAGGATCTACTCCAGGTTTAGGTTGTGCTCGTTCCCAAGGTTCGCTAGTTCCACCAGTTTGACTAGTACGTTGTAGTCCCGCTAAAATACTAGAACCCTTACTAACACTATTGCCGCTGTCATTGTCACTTTGTTCATCACTGTTGGTAATACGTAAAGTATCAACATCAAAGTCTAAATCAATCTTCATACCTACGCCTGAGCTCGAACGTGTCTTCATAAGCTGGATTTGATACTTACCACGCTCACGCATAGCCCTACTTGTAAAGATACCAAACACATTATCAGCAGTTTGAATCTTGCTAAGTCCACCTGAAATATGACTGTGATCAAATTCAACTTCTTCAACAGCACCACGATTCAACTGTGCCGCTGTAACAAACACACATTGCTTTTCCATTGCTAGATTACGCAATTCTTCTGATACGTACTTGTCTTTAATAAACAGGTTTTCCGCTGAAATCTTCTGTCCAGCTGGCATTAACAAGTCCAAATAGTCTACTAGCAGTACGTCGCACTTCTTGCCAGTTTTAACTTCATATTCTTTCAAGTATGCACGAACGTCATTGGCTGTTTTACCACTTGGCATATACTTGATCTGCATACTGCCTGATTTCTTGCCAATAACTCTAACACGCATTTCTACCTCATCGATCTGCTTAAACACTTCTCTAGTAGAGATTCCAGTAACCATACTGTCAATACGCATTGACACAAGTTCTTCTGAAAGTTCTAGTGTTAGATAGATAACATTCATACCTGCTAGCGCATAGTTAACACCTAGATTAGCTAGGAACAAGGATTTACCTGCGCCTGACCCGCCAGCAAAGATATTAAGTTCACCGCGATTAAAACCACCAAACAGTTTCTGATCTAATGCCTCCCAGCCTGTTGACATCTGTCCGTTTTTATCTTTGATTTTCATCAGTCGAGCACGGGGATCTAAAAAGTAATCTGTACCCATGTCTTTCTGCAAGCCAATCTGTACTGCCTTCTTAATTTTATCCTCTACTGGGCCGTAGTCGCCTTTTTCTAATAAGTCTGCACTTTCAAGAATAGCACGTTCTAAACCTTTGTGTTTGATAAAAGTTTCAAAGTCAGTTAATAGCCAATCATAGTGTGCTTCTTGTAGATTTTCTGGAACTTTAAAACTACTATTAGTTGCGGCATTGATAATATCGGCTGTAGGAATAATTGAGTGTTCATCTACATATGCTTTAAAGAACTTGGCGGCACCTTGTAGCTTACGATCAAATAAGCTGTCATCCCAAATACCTTGGCAACGCACAAATGTCTCTGCGTCTCCAAGCATCATTTCGAGATATAGTTTCTGGATATCGTATCCGTAGTCTGCGTTTTGTCTAGTTGTCATGTGTGTATTATACTATCTTTAAATTTTAATTTCAATATGTTTGACTGGACCCCAGTCATCTTTTCTAATTCTTTGTTTGGTATGATACAGTACTGCACCTAGGCTACTGCTGGGATCACCGGGATCGGCTAACGACCATCGATACTTAAACATGGGTTCTACTTGAGTCTGATTGGCTCGACTGTTCATAGCACACCCGCCCATATAAACTAGGCATTCAGCATTGGTTAATCGTTTGGCTTCAGCCATTACATAGTTAATTTCGAATTCAAATCGTTCTTGTACGGCTGCGGCAATGTCACACTGCTCTTGAATGGTGGCTGGCTCAGGACTCCAGTCGAGTACGCCTCGATGAAAATTGTACTTAAGGTCGACTATGCCCGTGCCAAAATAGTGCCCTACCTCTTGTCTGAATCTAGCAGGATCACCTTGTTCAGCCATTTTCTGTAGTAGGTATTCGTCTTGTATAGGAGTAAGACCTAGTAGTTTAGTAAATGCACTATAGAATAGTCCCAGACTGTTTGGATACCTAGCAGACCAAAGTTTCTTCATTTCACCGTGTCGGCCTTGCCAAATAGTAGCACATTCAAACTCACCTATAGCATCTAGTACAACAATAGCACAGTGGTTAAATGGACTTGTATAATAGCCTGCAGCCGCATGGCTAGCATGGTGAGGAGTATAGCTAAGTGATGCATAACCCAATCCCCATTTCTTAAGATGATGCTTGGGAAGATTATCTAATCTAAATGCTGTCTTATATTGTCCGGCTTTGATTTGCCTAGCTTTCTTAACCCAGGGATTTTCATACCAGAAAATATGATCTGGCTCCCAACCTTTGAACATGGCATCACTTATTAGGTTGTGTGGGTTGTCACGAGTCTTATCAACATTATTAAATATCAGTTGGCCGTTATTAAACACAGCAAGACTACTGCCGTGATTAAGTGCGTTTATTCCCCAGGTAATCATTTGTAGATAAACGGATCTCGTTTGCGCAATTCTTCAAGTCGTTTTTTAAAAGCTCGGCGCTCCTTCCAACGAAGATACGGCTTCAATAAATAATTAATAAAATTCATACTTCTTCCTTAAACCAATTACGTGCTCGCAATTGTATTTTTAAATTGTTAGATTCTTTAGTGCTTAAAATACTATATAGGGTGTACAGCTTTCCGTATTTAATAACTGCGTCATTAACGTCCTTAACGCCTTCGATCCATTCAGGAAAAGCCACACTCCATCCGTATTCTAGTGCCTGTTCAACCATCCTGTAACCAGCGTCATCTCTGTCTGCCACTACTACTACTTCTCTCTGTAGTTGACTTATCAATGCATGTTGACTGGCGCTGATCTCAGCACTCATAACGGCAACTCCGTCTACACAGATAGCATCAATGGGACCTTCTGTTACAATGACATATTTACGTTCGTAATGTTGTCTGTCTAAATTAAACACATAACCGGGTTGCTGTTCACTGATATACTTAGGCTTGCCGGCAGTAATTTTACGGGCAGTGTATCCGACTAGTCTGTGTTCGTGATAGAACGGAATGATAAGTCTATTGTTAAATCCATCCTCGTCGGTCCAGTGCCATGGATAGTCGTCTACATATAGATTGCGGCTGGCTAGATATTCTAATACCGGTACTAGTTCATCTGACGGATGTTTAATCCATTCTGACAATGGTTTAGTACCAATTGGCAAGGCTTTGTCAATAAACGTGGGTATAAGACTGCGCTCACCCTGATAACTGCTGTCTTCTTCGATACGCATGGCCTCAAGGCTACATTTGGTAATGGTATCGTCTGCAACACCTAGCCATTGCATAAGGCGTTTCAGTTTAACTGATACTTTGCGACCAGGTTGCCAACTAGCTTTGAATCCACAGTTAAAGCAATGATAGCTAACACCTTCATTAACCATAATGCCGCCACGCTGTCTATTGTCAGCGGACGTTCCATTATAGTGACAGCATACCGCATTGAAGCTAACCCAGCCACTAGGTGTTACTTTACGTTTTGCAGGAAGGTATGACTGTACTGTGTCTATGATTAGGCTCATAGACTAATTTTACACTATTACATTAACTCTGTCAAACTTTCCGGTGTTTCCTGTGTTCTGAACATAGGTAATTCTTAGCCAATTAACTTCATTTGTAAAGTCAGTTGGGATTGAGTAAGTGTTGGTTAACGATGCTGTCACGGCTGCTAAAGTAAACGTATCAATAGTTTCCCAATTAGTTGCTGTATGTACTACCTTATCGTATGTTACTTGAACATTAACGGTTGCTGCCAAGCCAAGATTTTTAAACTCAACATCTATATCAGCTGTAGCAGAAATATCATTTCTTGGGTTAATTTCAGCAGCTTCGCTATAATGAGTATTAACGTCAGTAGTTGTGCTATGTAAGTATGTAAATGTTTTGATAACTTGCACAGGGGCAGCGGTAACAATAGCAGACCCAAGTAAGTCCATCATACCTGTTACACCAAATTGTGTATCACCGTAGATAACATTTTTAGTATCATCATCGTTTAACACATAGACTGCATATCTTAAAAACTGCGGTGAAAGGTAATCTAAGTTGGCAGCAGGAATAGTAAATGTAGCAAGTCCTGGAGTACTAGAGTGTGTTACATTTGCTGTATATACCTCTTGTCCCAAGCTGTCCATTACTAGACATTTCATATCTAGATCAGACACATTGAAACGTTTCTGTTGTGAATTCTTTATATCGAGCTCGATGACATTGTCATAGCCCTTGTAGATTTTTACTTTGCGTTGGTACACGATTCTCCACTCCGTAGGTGATGAAGCCAAATCAAGGTTAATGTCAACCTTGTTTGAATATAAATAACTTGAAATTTTTTGCATTTGGTTAAAAGCCTCACTACTATTTATATGGCTAAATTAAGAGATAACATACAAGAACAACTACCATTTATATCGGTTATACACTACGGTGAGGAAGAATATGTAGGAATCATGGTAAATCAGGATCAATTCGTTACTAGCTTCTATGACTTATCTATGATTAAAACACTAGAGGATCGAACCGGACTATTAGAAATAGGAGAAATATGGTGGTGGGAGTCAAATCGTCAAATACCGATTAACATATTTTGTAGAAGAGAAATCGAACCTTACAAATACGCTATTAAAACATTCAACAGCAAAGATGTACGTATTATACTAGGGCCAGTAGTAAATCTAATGAATATGACTCTAAAGCGTGTTAAACGCAAATCAGTTCAGTTAGTTAGAACCCCAAAGCGTTAACTAAATCCGTAACTGACTCCTTCGCAGATCAGATTCATCTGTACTACCACAGCCATTGCATAGGCTACCGCGTGAGCCTTCTTAAAGTAGTACTCACCATCCTCGGGTTTCGTCCAGATCGTCTCCATCACTGTCGTCCAGGTCTCTCCAATCAAATGCCTCTTTGCGGGTCTTATCATAGCCAAAACAGCCGCTAGTTGGAGTATACTCGTCGGCTTCATCTGTCTCAAAATGCTTCCGTGTCCGTTGACGTGAAATAGTAAACTGCTGAAATCGTCCTGCTCTAAAAGGTCCCATAGTGGTTCAGTCTCCATTAAAGTTTTAAGATGCTCTTCATCTCTTACATCTTTATAGATACTAACATTTAAAAAGTCTAGTTTAAAATAGCCTCTTTCTTCTGCTTCTTTGTAATCTACGTTGGATAAGTTATTTACAGGATTGTACGGGATAGGTGTACAATATACGCCGGTATTGTGCTTTTTAAAAGTACCATTTGTATCTTTAATAGACGCAGGTATATGCTTGATAAATTTAAGGGCATGATCCCTGTCAGCAAAGTCAATATCAATATCTGGCATTATAGGCTCGATTCTTTAACAATTTTTTTTACTAGATCAAGATCAAAAGTTTGCTTTTTAAACTTCTTAACCCATACTTGTGGATCAATGATAGTACCAATTGCACTTAACTGATCGTCTCTAAAATTTGACAACATTTCTTTTCCGCTAGAGCAATTTAATATCAACCAAGGACTTACTTTGCCGTCTTTAATGTCATACACTGCTCTATTAGTGCTAACATACTTAAAATAATGATTCCATAATGAATTGTTTTCACTTGCCCAAGACTGCATGTGTGCAACACTTCTTTCTAATGCCGTCTCAACAGATTCAGTATGAATTAAATTAATTACGTATTTTTCATACAGTTCATCTCTACACCAATGATCTAATTTAACACCACTGCGCACTACATATTCAATAAATTTTTCTGGATATAACGGATTGATGTTACTAACAAAACTTCCAAATTTCACAAAGGCATTATAGTAAGGACTACGTGCAAATTCATCATGCGTTTTATTCTGACCTTTGCCCTGTGTCAGTTGGAAGAATCTGTTAAATGTTTGATAACCGATAATTGCTGCCTTACTATCCTTGGCTAAGAATCTACGTTTTTGCTCACAAACATGTACTGCAAGAGTTTTTTCTTGCATATATTTGTGGCCGCAGAATTGACAAGTATATGGCTTATTATTCACATTTAATTCTAACATCATTAAAACATTTTAGCAATTTGTTTATCATCGTATCCATGAGTCTGTGCTAATTGTTTAGCTTCAGCAGTAGTCATTAATTGACTTAGCATATCAATTTCGTCTTGTTTTTTATTTGGATATATTTCTAACAAAAACTTAGATAGTTTGTTATTACCTTGTTTTTTCTTAAAGCCGATCCATTGATGAAAGAATATCTTCTGGCTTTCGTGTCCACACATGCAAAGCAATTGCCATAATAATTTTGGATGTTTCTGTAAAAGATTCCAATTCTTATTAAAATATTCATTGACCGTTAATACATAATGCTCTTGTATATCTCTACTACCTTGCGCATTGCTAATGTATCGATTTAGAATAAAAAATTCTTGCTTGAGACTTTTTCTTTGTTCATCATTAATTTCATCCCACAGGCCTTTATAGTTCATATCAACGGCTGCAAGTTTATCTTTTAGTTCAATCTTTTCACTCATCAGTGTCTTCCGGAGTAATGCCGTTGCTGTGACGCATACGCAGAATTTCTGTTTCTTGAAACATACGTTTTTCTTGTGCAGTAAGTTCTTTCCACGTCCTACGAGGATTGCCACAGAGCATACATCCAGGATTGCCACAATCCATAGCATGATGTTTTTCTAAGCGATGCGGTTCCATAACTGTTTTATCTTTATTAGTTAGACCGTGTGCCTTGGCAATTTTTACTTGTTTCTTCACAGCGTTTTCGTTCTGTTGGAGACGCTTGCTATGATTAAATTTGTCTGCTTCTGTACTCATAATGGTTTGTCCTTGCTTAGTCTATATATCATTATAGCACGATCCAGTGCCTTTTGTAAAGCGGGATTGGTAGGTGCAGCACGATGAATCTCACCCCATAGTTTGCTTTCCATTATGTGTTCATGCAATGGCCTGCCGTCGGCAGTTCTCGGATCAGCTTTGTGTGTATAACCAATTAGTGTACGATCTGATTCTCCAAACTCTCGAGCATACACTTCGTCACCCGTGCGCTCGTATACATATTTTGCTCCAGGTTTTAATGTTCCCATTACAATATTTTTGATAGATCAATTAGTTCGCTTTGTCTGCTAATTTCTTTTACAAAATATGCACACAATGGTTTAGGTTCTTTATTTAAAGGAATAGACAGTAGTTGTCCGTTTTTCATCTTTGGAAAATACCACTTAACATCATTATAAAAATTTACAATTTCAATCTTCTTAAACTCTACTCTAAAGCCAGTTAGTGGATTAAAACAGAATGCTTCAAATCCTCTATCATTTAAGCTAGTAAGTGGTAGTATCTCTATATCACATGCACTTGAGCTATCACCTACTGCAATTGACCAATCAATAGGCATTGTAACTTCGTCGTTGCCAATTCTAAGGACCATTGCAGGGCTATTAAAACTTTCTAGGAAAATCAGAGGCATGAAGAAAAAGTCAGGATTTTGAGCATCACTATTATCTAGTACACTAAATCGCATACTGTCATCTACCTCTTCAGGTAAATTATTCAAATCAAATGCTTGATTGTCTAGGGTTAATATTTGCATGTTGTTATTTTATACTCTTTTTTATTTTAGATATAGCTTTATGATATAGAAAATTTGCAGAAAACGGCCATTGTTGGAATTTTTCAGCCCAAATTTGTGGCGTCATTAATTTTATTTCTAATTCAAACGGTTCTTCAGTTACTGGAATCATCTGCATTAGAATATCTCCAGCTTTAATTGATATGTTGTATGATTTGTCTTTTAATTTAAACAACGTATTAATGTTTGCTTCGTGTATCACTTTAAATTCAATAATGCCTGGCACTACTGTGAATTCTTGAGGATCTGTTTGGTTCCAAGTAGGAGGCAAAAATAACCACTCAACTGGTCTATTACACCAAAACATCCATGGATTTAAAAATTTTATATTAGCATACCCTGGCCAGGCCCCAGGTGCGTCATTAACTAATCGATGAGACCCAGTTGGTTGTTGTGACGCGGGTGAAGTAACATTTGTATTCCCATTTGGATGAATAGTAATTTCATGATCGGCCCAAGCAGGTATCATAACACCTTTATGAAAAAGATTATTTACACCTGGACACTGCCTTACAGTTTTCTGCCCTTCAAGGGATGAAATATTATGATACCAATTAGGCAATGATTCTTTTGAACGTACAATTGGAAATAAGTCAGCTAACTGTCCTAAAGACGCATATGCTTCTAATTTTAGAGGTTCTTTCTTTGCACGTCTAATGCCTCGCCCAATGCTTTGTATAACCCTTGTAAAGCTCTTTCCGGACTCCACCATAACCAGATTAAAAATACGGGGGATATTAATACCCACAGCGGCCACACCGTAAGTCGCCACAATAATCTTGTTATCAACAGTTTTAACTTCATCGTATTCACTCTTTCTATCTTTAGTTTTTACTTCACCTGAAATAAAGACACTGTCTGGAATTTCGTTGACAATAAATTTACCTGTCTCTATTCGATTTACTAGTACAAGAGTATTGCCACTATTAGAAATACCATTTACTAGTTTTGATATAAAAATCATCCTGTCTTCATCAGTGACAAGATACTTGTATTCTTCGGCATATGACTTAAATTCTGGTAAGTCAATAAGTTGTGTAATGTTTACGTGACAAGCTGACAATACACCTTGTGCTTGTAATTCGTGTGCATGAACTTCGTGTACTACTGGACCAAGACTTGCAAAAATCTGTTCTGCTTCAAAGTCTTCTTTAGGTACTGTGCCTGTTAATCCCCATCGGATTGCGGCATTATTAAAGTTTTGCGTTAGTAAATTTCTAAGTACAGTAGCCTTGGCCATGTGTACTTCGTCTACCATAATTGTCTGAACACCGTCAAGAAATTCAGCAAGTGTTAGAATATCTTGCTCGTGATTCTTGCTTTTCTTGTCAAGGATGTTAAGACTTTGCCATGTAGCAATAGTGTGTGTTTTGTATAGATCTTTACGATCACCATAGTAGACACCGACATCTAATCCACAGTTGATAAAGTCTTCTTCTGTTTGTTCAACAAGACTCTTATTAGGCACAATAGTAAAAGTTCTGCCATAAGGTTCACAAATCTTTGCCAATGTTGCAGTGGTAATTGTCTTACCAAAGCCAGTGGCAATTTCCTGTAGACACTGAGGATTTTCGAGAAATTTGTTAACTACTTCTACTTGATCTTCTCGTAGTCTAATTGGCTCGCCTGCAAAACGATGTCCTACAGGCCATGTCTGATCTCCCCAGAAGTCTGTTTCAACACGAGGAAATTGTAAATTAATAGGCGCACGGTTGTCGACAATTTCTGTTATCTCAACACCACTTTTTTCCAGAACTTCTAAGATTTTAGGCAACTGACTAAGATAGCCATTGCCACCTAATCCGAATAAGGTAATTGCGCCATCCCATCGTCCTAACTTGTATGCTGGACGATATCGGGCAGTTGGATCCTCATACTTAAAAGTATTTGCTAACTTGCGTCGAATTTCAACAGGAAGCCCTTCTACCTTAAGATTTACCTCATCTTGGATAATTAATTTACACGATGGCATCTACCCCTCCTAAGGGACGTTTGTCATTGTAGTATACTATCAAATCAACTGCATCGCAATAGACACTGGTTTTATTACTTTTAAAATTATTTGAAAAACTAATAACACTGCTAGGATACCATCCATTTTTTAACATGAATTTTGGCAATTTATTGTTAGCAATTCCTGCTACTAAAATTGTGTCATCTAGGGGTGTGTTATATCCTAGATGAGAGATGAGTTGATTAAATTCTTTGTTATTGTCTGTGACATTGTCAAATCTAAAGTAAATTCCGGCACTAGTCTTAATGTTGTTATTTTCTAAAGCACCTGCTAATTTTTTCAGATTTTGCAATGATTCCTTTGAGTCGTGGCCATTAAATACTAATAGTACTGGAAGTCGATTTAATGTCTGTAGTGCCTGAATAATATCTGTAATAGGAGTAGTGTTGCTGTCAATCCAGACCTTTGTGCCAGGCCTGTTTGCTAGTGAATTTGACAGTGAAATTTCTGAATTTTTAGGATAAATCGAGTATTGAAATCGATGACTTCGATCATTAAGAAGTTTTAAATTATTTTCATCGATGTCTGTTACATCTTTCTTTATTAACGACAACATCTTGTCATTTGTAATTTTGAATATTTCAAACTGGTCAGCAGTACCTAACAAAATTTCTAAAATTTCTTCATAAAATCTCATCAAAATTGGGTCAATGTCAAAGCCTTGTGATTTGAAGGTATTGACTACGGTATGTACATTCTGTTCAGTTAGTGGGATGCTGTACTGCTTCCCATTAATTGATAGCATCTGACCTTCAATGGATTTATTAAGGTCTGCAATGACCTGTCGCAGTCGCTTATTATAGGTAAATTCGACAATTATTCGACTATCATTGTCTTTGACAATGAATATTTTTCTCAGCTGTTCGATGACTCTAAAAGGTTGGCTCCATGTTGGAAACTCAACTACAGCACGATGCTCTTCAGTCAACTGAGGCAAATGCTTGGAATTTTCTTTGAGAATTTTCCCCAGCAATTTTGCCTGATTTTCGGTTAAAAAGTGACCCGATATAATTTGTTTTGAAAGGCTGATTAAAATTTTCTTATCTCTAGTTGGGATAGTAATTTCCAGTCTTTCGATTCCTTGTTGGAACAGCTCTATGAGCAATGAGTCAGTTGTTATCATAAGTAAATTGTATACTACTGTTGACAGAAAGTCAAGAGTTTACAGAAAAATACCTAAATTTTGGTGTTATTGATTTATAGGGTAGCGTCTTCCATACCAGCAACTCGCAACTTAACAATATTTGTTATTTGCCATTGTTTCTGGTCAAGAGCTTTAGTAATGCCAAGCCACTTGTTACGTAGCAAGGCAAATTCGTTGATAATTTTTTCAAAATCTACTACATCAGACTCACCTTCAACAAACTTTTCACAGTCTCTCGAAGATAAAGCCCTTTGATAGTTTTCTAAATATTTTCTGAAGTGTTGACTCTTAAGTCGACGTAACTCAATATTCAAATATTCCAAAATTGCTTCAATTTCTTGTAGCTGACCAAATCGTTCTTCCACAATGCCAGGCATCCTGGCAGCGGCTTTTTCAATGTTCCCCGCTATGCGAGCATCTGTCTTTGCTGCCTGTAATTCAAGCTCATAGTGCGCCACGGCATCGGGAATATACGAGATGTCTTTTGAAACTTTTGTATACCAAGTCATAGATTATTCATCATCTTCATAAGAATCTAAATCTTCTTCGTCGAGTTCTTCTTCGTCACTTGTTTCATCTAGATAAAAGTCAATAGCATTGTCAAGGTCATCGTCAACACCAGAGGCGCCGGCCATAACCTTATCGCTGACACCGTGATCTGCTAACAAATCAACGTATCTTTCTGCTAATACATCAAGTACTTTTTTATCAACGTACTCTTTAAACAACATCCAAATATCACCAATATGATTTTCGTTCATTCTATAATTTCTCCAGTTTCTTCATCAATGGCAAGTTGTACTGTAGGAACTGAGCGAACATCATTAAACTCTGACATAACTTTGTCAAGGCATCCTTCTTCATTACGTTCCCATTCCTTACGATACATTTTAATCTCTGTACCATCTGTAGAAACGTATTTAAGTCTGTTGCCATCTTTTGTAAGAAAACCTTTTGCCTCACACAGGTCTGTTAAGCCGCTATAAGGACTCATACCTGTTGCATACGGAATCTCAACTTGAACAGATTCAAACGGCTTAGCATAGCGTGTTTTCATAATCTTACAGGCTGCACGGATACCGTTGACAGTTGTAGTTTTATTACCATCAGCATCAGTTTTTAATTTCAATTTACGCATAGCAATAACAATGCTAGACGCATAGATAAAGCCTTGACCGCCTGAGATTTTGTCATCTGGATCAAACATATCCTGGCTTGCGTATGTGTGATTAGTACAAACTAATCCAACATTATAACTACCAAACATGTTTACACAGTTACGAACAAGACTTGTAAGTGCCTTAGGCTTACGACCCATGTCACCTTTCATTTCACCTGCTTCGAACTGATTAACGTCAGTAGGAGTTAACAACATACCCAATGAGTCAATTACAAACAATACTTTAGGACGAGTTGCTTCATCCATTGTTTTATACTCTTTCATGAATTCACTAATGGTTTTTGCCACGTCGTCAATCATAGCCATGTTAAGTTTTAATAGCTTTTGTTCACTTGTATCTACGCCAAGTGCATGAAGCCATTTCTCATCAAGAGCGTTTTCGCTGTCAACTAACACTACATAAATGCCTTGTTGTTGAGCGGCTTTGATAAGGTTGCCTGAACAGATGTAGCTCTTGCCAGCACCTGATTCACCTGCAAGGACTGTCACTTTACCAAGTGGCACACCTTTGTTAAAATCTGAACTAATCAAATAGTTTAGAGCATAGTTGCCTGTTGAGATCCAATCTGTAGGATCATTAAAGCCAACACCTAAACCATCAATGCTCTTGGTTAGGGTTTTACGGAATTTCGATAAGTCAAATGCTTTTGTTGCCATGATTAACTATCCATTTCCATTGCTAACGCTTCTTTGACTACTTCAAATAGTTCAGCTTCTGTACTGCACATTACTTTGCAGTTTTTCCATTCGTTATCTTTATCACGACCACTAACTTCGATCATGAAGCCGTTGTCATAACGATTAATTGTAAATGATTCATTTACTTTTGTAAGTTTGTTTAATTTTTTAGACATATTAATCTCCTATTATTTTAATACCAAATTAGTTACGTATTTTTTGGGATCAGTTAGATCACCTTGTATAAATGTATTGAAGCACATTACTACTCTAGTGTCTTTTAACGGATTCGGATTGCTACTATGAAACACATTGCTAGGCCATATTACTATTGCACCAGTATCTACTGGCACTGACCAACTAGTGGCATTATATATGTTAGTTCGTTTTCTATTAAATGCTAATGGCCACGTTTTACTTAATTGATCTAATGATCCAAAAGATAGTTCGCTGTTTTGCGAACTTTTAAGATACAGACACCCACTAAAAATACTGTTTATATGTGCATGAGGCGGGTGATCTATATTTGGGTCATTACGACTCAACCATGAATTAGTAATGTAAAATTCATTATCGAGACCACATACTTGTGTTGTGTACTCTTGTAAGTGTAATTCGCAGAGTTTACGAATATCTTTAAAATCTGGATTATCTAATATAAATTGATTTTTACTTAATCCAGCAGTTTCTACAAAATCCGGAAATTCTGTTCTATCTAGCAACCTGTTCAACAAGGTACTATCTATTTGAATTTTTGTATCGGGCACATAGTATATCGGCGTTGAAAACAACGGATAGATAATTGGTCGATTTAAAGAAAATGGTGTTTGCATAGTGCTGTTAGGTGACACGGCACGGGCATACAATTAAATTGTAGAGGCCCGTAGCGTATTACTTACTGCTTGTTACGATTGCGAATCATAGCAAGAATGTCTTCTGCACGACCACCGCCTGCGGCAGCTGGTGCTGTTTCTTGCTTAGGTGCTGAGAATGATTTCTCAGCTGTAGCAACTTCTTCTTCCCAAGGAGCTGCATCTTCTGCGGCAGGTGCTGCCACTGGTGCAGTACGAGCAACAGGAGTTGCCTTAGGAGCAGAGTTAGGATCACCAGTTGCCTGGCCCATGCCTGCTGGTTTGAAGTATTGACCCCAACGATCCATGTCGTATGGCTCGCCGTCAACTGATGCCTCAAACATCTCTTTGATAACTTTCAACTCAACATCAGTTGGCTTCTTAGGCAAATAATCGCTTAGTTTGAACAAGCCGTGTTGTTCTAAATTAGCAACCTCTGCACTGTCTAGTGGGCGTGTACGACGGCTCCACTTTGATGTAGAGTAGTCAGCATAACCACCTTTTGAAGTCTTGATCAACTTAAAGTCAACGCCGTTTACTGCGTCAGTTGGCAAGTCGTCCATTTCTGGATCGAGCAATGCGCCACGGATTAATTGGAAGATCTGTGGTCCGATGATGAATCTACGGATTGCATTTTCTGGACGATTTTCTTCTTTCAAACCATCTTCAACAACATATCCTTGGAAGATGTAACTACGTTTCTTCCAGTACTTACGACCCATATCTTCTAATGCTGGATCTTTGAACCAACCACGTACTTCGGACAAGATTGGGCAGGCTGTGCCGTCGTTGTACATTTCCATACAAGGGACATTAACGGTCACTGGCTTAGAGTCAGTAGAACCCTTTACTCCGGCGAATGGCAGTTTAATCATTGCCCTCTCGACCCAGAAAAATGTATTGTCAGGATTTCCGTCAGGTAAAAAACGGACTGTTGATTCGGAACC